AGGGGTTTCGGAGCGCAAATTATTCCTAGGCACGACGTTAAAAAGTTGTTTCGATAGCACTAAAAACACACTTATCCCTACCCACGAAAAATCGAAAACCGGCTATGATAGCACGGATTTCCACCAATGGCCTATAAGCAAGGCTACAATCAGAAACATGGCACTGATTTCAAAGGCAGACGCGGCACGAGCCCTTGGCGTTACCAGCGAAGCGGTCTATGCAGCAATTCGTACAAACCGTCTATCGGTGGTACGCACCGGGGACGGTCGTGAACTCGTAAATTCCGCCACCATGCGTGAGGAATGGGACCGCAACACACAAAAGCGTGTCGGCCGCGGCCCTAAGCCCCCTGCTGGAACGACCGAACGCACACCCATGCGCCCTGGCGAACTCACCCCAAACGAGCGCCGCGATCAGCAGGCCGACTCAGGCGGCAACCTGGCGGATACCAACGAGGCCATACCCGATTACAACGAGTCCCGCGCCCGCACCGAGCACCTAAAAGCCGAGCTATTGGAGCTGGAACGCAAACAAAAAGAGCAAATTCTCGTAAAAGCGGAGGAAGTTGAGACCAAATGGGTCGAAATTATCACCATGGCTCGCACTAAGATTTTGGGTATCCCCACAAAGGCCAAACAGCGCATCCCCGACCTCGACACCGACGCCATAAGCTTGCTGGACGACATCGTAAGGGAAACGTTAGAAGACCTAGCCGCTAAATCCGACGCCTAAGCCGCCGCACATGGTAACCACGCCCCTTAGCAGTATCGTCCGCCTGGAAAGTGCGGCACTTAGCGCCTTCAAACCCCCGCGCCGCCTCACGCTTAGCGAGTGGGCCGACACCTACGCCTACCTCAGCGTCGAGAGCAGCGCCGAGGGTGGCCGCTGGCACACCCTCCCCTACCAGAAGGGGATCATGGACGCCATAAGTGATCCGCTAATTGAACAAGTAACCCTTATGAAGTCGGCCCGTGTCGGCTACTCCAAAATCCTCAACCACGTAATTGCCTATCACATCCACCAAGACCCCTGCCCTTTGATGCTAGTACAGCCGACGATTGAAGACGCGCAGGGCTATTCGAAGGAAGAAATTGCGCCTATGTTACGCGATACACCCTGCCTAGCCGGCCTCGTAAGCGACGCTAAGGCTAAGGACGGCGCCAACACGATCCTGCAAAAGCAATTTCCGGGTGGAACGCTCAGCCTCGTTGGGGCCAACTCGCCGCGGGGCTTCCGTCGTGTGAGCCGCCGCGTTGTCCTGTTCGACGAAACGGATGGCTACCCACCCTCGGCTGGAACGGAGGGCGACCAGATCAAGCTCGGCATCCGCCGAACCGAGTATTACTGGAACCGCAAAATCGTCGCCGGCTCCACCCCCACCATCAAGGACTTCAGCCGCATCGAGCGCCTCTTCGCCCAGGGCGATCAGCGCCGCTACTTCGTGCCCTGCCCCCACTGCAACCACATGCAGTACCTGCGCTGGGCTCAGATGACCTGGACCGACAACGACCCCTCCACCACCGCCTACAAGTGCGAATCCTGCAACGAACTCATCCCACACTCTAAGAAGCGTTGGATGGTCGAACGCGGCGAATGGCGCTCCACAATCCCAGGCAACGGCAAGCACGTAAGTTTCCACATCTGGGCCGCCTACTCCTATTCCCCCAACGCCTCCTGGTCTAATTTGGTCGAAGAGTTCTTGGAGTCGAAGAACGACGCCGAGCAACTAAAGACCTTCGTAAACACCGTCTTAGGCGAGGTCTGGGAAGACGAATACGCCTCCAAGATCGGCGCCTCCGCCCTGCTGGAACGCACCGCCAAGGAGACCTACGAAGCACTCATCGTCCCCTCCTCCGCCCTGGCGCTCACGATCGGCTGCGACTGCCAGGACGACCGCCTAAGCCTCAGCGTCTGGGCGTGGGGACGCGAAGAGGAGGCGTGGCTCATCGACCGCAGCAAGCTCTACGGCGACCCCTCCCGCCCCGACGTATGGAAACAACTCGACGAAGTATTAGCACGCCCATTCCTAAGCGAAGACGGAATTGACCTGCGAATTAGCGTGTGCGCAATCGACTCTGGCGGCCACCACACCGCCACCGTCTACGCCTACGCCCGCGACCGCGCCGCCCAGGGCGTCATCGCCATCAAAGGCATGTCCACCAAGGGCAAACCGCCCATCGGCAAGGCCAGCAAGGTCGATCTCAACCACAAAGGCCAAACCTTACGCAAAGGCGCCCAAGTATTCCCCGTAGGCTCCGACGCCATCAAATCGCTGCTATTCGGCCGCCTAAAGCACAACGACCCAGGCCCCGGCTATCTCCACTTCCACGCCAAAACACCCCTCGACTATTTTGAGGAACTAACTGCCGAAAAGCAGGTGATGCGCTACAAGAACGGCTACCCCCAGCGCGTCTGGGTAAAGAAGAGCAGCCAACCCAACGAAGCCCTCGACGAACTCGTCTACGCCTACGCCTCCTTGCACCGCCTCTACCAGCTCTACGACCGCCGCACCATTTGGGAGCAGCTGGAACGCAAGCTCCGCCCCTCTCCCGACGACGCCCCCTCCCAACCCTCCCGATCCTCCGCCGCCTTCAACGTCCTAGGCCGCTAAGCCCCGCGCCCACACGTTCCAGCGCCCCTTCCCCCTTCCCGCTTACCGCTTAGCGCTTATCACTGCAACGCTTACCACCTAGACTTAGGCGAAACGTAGTAGTCAGATGGCGTCTCCAGCTGCGCAACGTCTAGCGGACCTGGAAGCAGTAGAAGCCGCTATTCGCACCCTTATCTCAGGTGCGCAAGAATATCGGATCGGCACACCTACAGGTGGTCGTATGGTGAAACGCGCCGACCTGGCGCAGCTCATCCAGTGGCGCGATCAGCTCAAAGCCGAAATCGCCCGCGACCGCATGGCCAACAGCCTGAACGCCGGCCGCGGCGATGGTCGCTCCCTCTACGTCCGCTTCAACTGAGCCACCATGGGCCTTCGCACTTGGTTCCGCCGCCAGCTCGCCATTGCGCGACACGGCCGCCGCGCCTACGACGCCGCTAAGTGGAACCGCTTCACGGCTGACTTCCTCGCCTCCGGCAACAGCGCCGACGCCGAGATCCGCGGCAGCCTCAAGGTGCTGCGCAACCGCAGCCGTGCGCTGGTCCGCGACAACCCCTACGCCCGCCAAGCCAAGCGCACCACCCAAATCAACGTCGTCGGCGCCCGTGGCATCCAAATGCAGCCCCAGGTGCTCCGCCCTGACGGCAGCGAAAAGGACGAGCGCCGCAACGCCGCCCTCCTCGCCGCCTGGAACCACTGGTGCCGCGCCGACTCCTGCGACGTAACCGGCCGCCTCAGCTTCCACGGGATCGAACTCAGCATCGTCGGCGCCCTACCCGAATCCGGCGAGATCGGCATCCGCCTGGTCCGCCAGCCCATGGGCCGCAGCAAAGTCCCCCTAAGCCTGGAGCTAATCGAAGCCGATCAAATCGACGACGAATACACCGGACTTAGCGACCGCCCTAAGCACTACTGGCGTATGGGTGTTGAGCTAAACGAGTGGGGCAGACCCACCCGCTACGCAATTCTGCGTAAGCATCCTGGTGACGTTGAGTTCACCAACTACATCGGCAGTAATGAGAAGCATCTCTTTATTGATGCTGCCGATTTTATACACGTTTTTATGCCTGAGCGCGTCGGGCAGACACGCGGAGTCCCCTGGTTCGCCTCGGTAATTACTACGTCGTGGAATCTCGGTAAGTATGAGGAAGCGCACTGGACGCGTAAGCGTGTGCAGGCCAACAGCCTCGGCTGGATCCAGACCCCCGAGCCCGAGACCTTCGGCAGCACCAACCCCGATGGCACGCCCGCCCTGGAGGACAGCAAGCGCCTCTGGAACACCGAGCCTGGCAGCTACAACTTCCTGCTCCCTGGCGAAACTGCCATCCCGCCCGACTTCGGCCCCGACGACGGCCAGTATGAAGCGGTGGTCCGCACCCTCGCCCGCCGCTTCGCCGCCGGCTACGGCTGCTCCTACGAGACCCTTAGCCGCGATTTCTCGGACACAAATTACAGCTCCTCTAGGCTCAGCATCCTGGAAGACCGCGATCACTGGCGCGTAATCCAGTCGGTGCTAATTCAGCAGGTACACCAGCGCGTATTTGAGGAGTGGCTCGCCGCAGCCGCGCTCGCTGAGCTACCTATGCCGATGTTCAGCGACGTATGGACCCGACCTGAGCGCTACAACACCCCGCATTGGCAGGCCCGCGCCTGGAGCTGGGTCGATCCGGCCAAAGAGATGAAGGCCATGGAAATGAGCCGCGCCCTGCAGCTCCAAACCCACGCCGAACAGATCATGGAATACACCGGCAACGACTTCATGAACACCATGACCACCATCAGCAAGGAGAACGAGATCAAACAAGAACTCGGCCTAAGCAGCGCTGCCCCCGCTCCCGCCTCAGCGGATCCACTTACAGAAACCCCCGGCCGCAACATCGAACCCCTCTACTTAGAGGGCGAGGACGAGCCCATCAACCTCCGCACCGACCTCAGCGCCGCCGCTAAGCCGCAGCGCTAAGCCGCCCCACCGCCCCTTAGCGCTCCGCCGCGCCTCCGCTTATGGCCAACGTCAACGGCACCGAGATCAACCTCATGCCCACCAAGGGGATGCGGGCAGAGGCTGAGCGCTACCGCGCCTGGAAAGCCGAGGGACGCAAAGGCGGCACCTCCGTGGCCGCCCGCCGCGCCACCCAAATCCTCAGCGGTAATGAGCTGAGCCCCGCCACCGTGTTGGTTATGTCCGCCTGGTTCGCTCGGCATGAAGTGGACAAGCAGGGCGAGGGCTACTCACCGGGCAGCCCCGCTTACCCATCACCCGGCCGCGTTGCCTGGGCCGCCTGGGGCGGCGATCCCGGCAAGACCTGGGCCGACGCTAAGGCCAAAACAATAAAAAGCGCCACCGATAGACTGCACAACACAACAACTACGGCTGTCATGGACGCCACCGCCGATCAGCAACGCGAGCTGACGCCAGACCTTACAGCTCCCCAAGTTGCGCTCTACGAAGCCTTGGAGGAAATTGTCGATGATCTCGGTCAGTTTGATCAGGGCATTGGCGCTCACGGCGCTCATTACATGCCTGTCAGCCCCTTCGCCAGCGAAGGGATGCAGTGCTCCAACTGCATCTTTTACGCCGGCCCTCGCGCTTGCGAAGTCGTCGCTGGCGACATCGCCCCCGAAGGCGCCTGCAAGTTCTGGATCATCCCAGAACAGCTGCTCACCCCCCAGGCTGACGCCTCAGCCGAAGGCCGTACCGCTACCTCTGCCGACGAAGTGCGCCTCGCCGCTAAGTCTGTGCGTGACTACGCAGCCAAACGCGCCGCAGCCGGCGAGCTGAGCGAAGGCGACTTCGTTGCCTGGCAATCCAGCGGTGGCACGGCCCGCGGCCGCATCGAGCACGTCATGCGTACCGGCACTCTCGGCGTCCCCGGCAGCGACTTCAGCATCGACGCCTCCGCCGACGACCCCGCCGCACTCATCCGCATCTACCGCCCTAAGCAGGACGGCTGGAGCGAAACCGAAACCCTCGTAGGTCACAAGTTTTCGACGCTCCGCAAGATCGAACCCCTCGACGAATCTTCGGACGACGAAGACGACGACCGCACCGCCCCTTCCGACTTAGAGCAACGCCCTTACCCCAACGAACACGCCGCCCGCCTCTTAGACCCCGGCCAGTTCGACCGCTTCCGCCGCAAGAACAACGATTTCGCCCAAGGTATCGACTCCATTTACGGAATCAAAGGCGACGATCCCGTGCGCCTACAAGCCCTACGCTTCGACGCCGCACGCTTTACAGTAAGTGAAGCTAAGAAGTGGCTTAGCGATCACGACTACACGCCCATCTCCTTTGAGCCCGCTACAGGCAAGTCCATGGACGGCAAAATCGACATCAAGGCCATCAGTAAGGAAGTGCTTAGGCGCGAAGCTCCGCAAGGTCTCCGCGTCGAAGAAAGCACAGACGCTGGCCTCACCTTTAGCTTCAGCTCCGAGGCGCCCGTGGAGCGCTGGTGGGGCCGCGAGGTGCTGATGCACGATGACGGCGCCATGGACCTGGCCCGCATGAACGACGGCGGCCCCTGGCTCTGGAACCACAACCGCGACGTGGTGCTCGGCGTAGCCGAAAAAGCCTGGCTTGGCGACGATCGCCGCCTCTACGTTAAAACGAAATGGAGCCCCAACACCACCGAAAAAGGCACCGAAGAATACAAGCGTCGTCGTGACATCGAAGCGGGCATCGTCCGCAACGTATCCTTCGCCTACGAGATCAACGATGTGCGCGAAGCATCCAACGGCGACATGCAAGTAGTGGGCTGGAACGTTCTGGAAGTCTCCTCAGTAAGCGTGCCCGCCGACCAGACCGTTGGCCTGGGCCGCGCACTCGACGACACCAACACATCCCCCACGCCACTTACGACGCAAGAAACAAATCAAGCGTCAACCCCTACACTAGAAACTAAGCAGACCGCCGAGCGCGGAGCTGACTTCCCCCAAGATCCTCCATCCATGGAACAAGCCACCAACGTCCAGGAGGTCCAATCCGCCGCTCGGCAGTCCGAGCGTGAGCGTGTTGCGGCCATCCGCGCCATGTGCGCCCAGCACCAGATCGGCACCGATCTGGCTGACACCCTCATCGACAACGAATCCACCCTCGACCAAGCCCGCGAAGCCGTGCTGAACCAAATCGGACGCACCCGCGTCGAAGTCCAAGGTCGCGTCCATGACGACGACTCCGCCGCCCTCGGCCTCACCGACAAGGAAGTCCGCAGCTTCTCCTTCGTCCGCGCCCTCAACCACCTCATCAACCCCGGCGACCGCGCTGCCCGCGAAGCCGCCGCGTTTGAAATCGAGGTCGGCAAGGCCGCCGCTGAGAAGTATCAGCGCTCCTCCAACGGCATCGTCATCCCCAACGAAGTGCTCCGCCGCGACCTCGTGGTCGGCACCAGCACCGCCGGTGGCAACCTCGTCCCCACCGACCTGCTGAGCGGCAGCTTCATCGACCTCCTGCGTAACCGCATGGCGATGATGCAAGCCGGCGTCACCATGCTGAGCGGCCTCCAAGGCAACGTAAGCATCCCCCGGCAATCCTCCGCCGCCACCGCTTACTGGGTCGGCGAAAACTCCTCGCCTACCGAGAGCCAGCAAGCAATCGACCAAGTGAACATGACGCCCAAGACCGTGGGCGCCTTCGTTGACTACAGCCGCCGTTTGCTGCTCCAGGCTTCGGTTGACGTGGAGTCGATGATCCGTGCCGACCTGGCCAAGATCATCGCCCTTGAGCTGGACCGCGCTGCCATCTACGGCACCGGCTCCACCAACCAGCCCCTGGGCCTGACCAACACCAGCGGCATCGGCGCTCAGACAATCAGCACCTTCGGCACCTTCGCCGAGTACATCGGCATGGAAACCGACGTGGCCACCGCCAACGCCGACGCCGGCTCGATGCGCTACATCATCAACGCCGCCGCCCGCGGTGCCCTCAAGAGCACCAGCCTTTCCGGCACCGAAGCCCGGTTCGTCTACGAGAACGACGAGATCAACGGCTACCCCGTGATCGTCAGCAACCAGCTCGGCACCAACGACTGCCTCTTCGGCGACTTCTCCCAGTTCGTCGTGGGCATGTGGTCCGGCCTCGACCTCACCGTGGATCCCTACGCCGGCTCCACCGCTGGCACGGTCCGCGTCATCGCCCTCCAGGATGTTGACTTCGCGGTCAAGCAACCCGGCGCCTTCTGCTTCGGCACCTGATCGCCATGAGGATCGAGATCCTTCGCTCAGTGATGGTCTCGGGGGAGCCGGTAAGCGCCGGCTCCATCCTTGAGGTCATACCCAGCATCGCCAACCTGCTGATTGGCATGAACAAGGCTCAGCTCGCCCCCGAACCTGAGCCCGCTCCCGCTCCCGAACCAGAGGCCCCCAAGCGAGGCCGCAAACCCACCCCAACTCCTGAGGAGGCCCAGTCATGACCATCCTGCGCCAAGCGCTGGACAAACTCCAGCTCACCAACCTTCACGCCACCGCTGCCCGTACTGCCACCGGCAACGGCACCGCGGTCGATGTGCAGGCCCGCGACGGCGACCTGTACCTGGTCCTGGACTCGGCTGCCGGCACCGGCACCACGCCGACATTGGACATCAAGGTGCAGTCCTCCGATACCTCCGGCGGTACCTACACCGACATCACCGGCGCCACCTTCACGCAGGTGACCGGCACCGCTTCCCAGCAGTCGATCACCATCTCCAAGGATGAGGCCCGCCGCTGGATCCGTGTTGTCTACACCCTCGGTGGCACGACCCCCTCGTTCACCTTCTCGGTGAACGCTGTCGGCGTGAACAAGTACGGCTAAGCCGCACAACCGGGCTGCGTAGCTTACGGGTTGCGCAGCCCACTTTTTTCGCACTTACGCACCGCCTATAGAGGCCCCTTACGTGATCACCGAAGACACCGGCCTGTACCTAGCCGACTTCGGCGTAAGCGTTGTGGCAGGCACCGCATCCGGCCTAGGCATCCTCGACATGCCCAGCCAACTAATCGTCGATGGCCAAGTAATCAGCACCGAATACACACTTACTTGCGAATCCGCTAAGTTCGGCGACCTACTCTACGGCTCAAAACTTACCGTAAACGGCGCCGCCTATACAGTACGCGCCAACGTCCTAATCAGCGACGGGGTGTTCACGCAGCTATCCCTACAACGCGACCTAGAAACCACGCACACCACCTCCACCACACCGCTTAGTGCTAACGGCGCTGTGGTCTCGATCGACGACCTCGGCCTAGATCAACTCAACCCACTGATCAACGGCGGTGCCGCCTCCACCACTTACATTGATGGCAACGACATCAGTGGGGGTACAGCATGAGCACCATCGCCCAGATCCAACTGCGCACGGATACCGCAGCGGCCTGGACCGCCGCCAACCCCACGCTCCTCTCCGGCGAGATGGGCATCGAGTCCGACACCCGCAAGATCAAGGTCGGCACCGGCTCCACCACCTGGAACGCCCTCCCCTACTTCCTTACCGGCGTCCACGTCCGCGGCCAAGCCAGCTACGCCACCACCGGCACCGTAAGCATCGCCACCCAAGGCACTTACGTCTCCACCGGCCTCACCGCCACCTTCGACTCCACCACCGCCTACGGCATAAGCCTCGGCACCACTGACCTATTCGGCCTAAAGAACACGAGCGGCGCAACGCAACTCGTAAATGTAAGCGCTGCGCTAGATGCTCACGCCGGTAATAATCAAATCATCGGACTCCGCTTAGCTAAGAACGGCGTAGGCATTACGCAGAGCGAATGTCGGACGTTCAGCAGTAGCAACGATGCGCCCCTAATTACTAACTGGCTTGTAAGTATGGCAGCTAACGATGAGATTAGTTTGCAAGTAGCCAACCACAGCGCCACCAGCTCAATTACTGTCAAGCGTGGTCGTGTAGTCATCACGGGAATTAGTCAGTGACAACCAAGCGCGAACAAATCCTTAGCGCGGTGCGGACCACGCTTGTCGGCACCGTTGGCGTTGGCACGCGCATCTACCGCAGCCGCGTCGAGCCTGTGGCACGCGCCGAGAGCGCCGCGCTCATCGTCGAGCCCGTAAGCAACGTGCCGACGCAGAACACATCGCTGCCCACACTCGACCACGTACTAAACATGCGCGTGGTAATTATTGTGCGTGACGCAATACCCGATCAGGCCGCCGATCCCATAATCGAGTCGCTGCACAGCAAACTAATGGCCGACCTCACCCTGGGTGGCCTCTGCATCGACATTCAACCAGGCCCCACCGAATTTACCCTAGAAGCTGCCGACACCCCCGTAGGCGTAATTTTCAACAACTTCCGCATCCTTTACCGCACACAAGTGGCAACGCTAAGCAGCTAAGCCCGCAAACTGTGCCATGTCCGCCACTTAGAATCGCCGCAGCCCCCAAGCACTTATGGCAAGAACTACAGCACCATCCGAGGATGTCCTGAGCAGCGAAGTTGCTGAGGACAATCTGCAGGAGCCGGAACAAGGAGCCGCAGCAGAATCTGTTGAAGCGCCCGCACCTATGCTTATTGATGAGTACAGCGGCCAAGGCGGCTCGTACACCCTCGACTCCTCAACCGGCCAGCGGACGCTTGTGCAGCGTACGCAGCATTCAGACACCCCCAGGTAATTCACGATGGCACTCCTCACTCGTAAGCGCCTCCTCCTGGCGGAGATCGAGGGCACCTACGGCTCCGACCCTTCCCCCACGGGCACCGACGCCGTGCTGGTCCGTGACCTCAACATCACGCCGGTGCAGAGCGAGAGCGTCAACCGTGACCTCGTTCGTCCTTACCTGGGCGCCTCTGAGCAACTGCTCGCCAACGTTCGCGTCGAATGCACCTTCAGCATCGAACTGGCCGGAAGCGGCACTGCCGGCACCGCCCCCCGCTACGGCTCGATCCTGAAAGCCTGCGGCTTCGCTGAAACCGCCATCACCCCTGCTGTCACCGGCACCGCCACCGCGGGCGCCCTGAACAGCATCACGCTGGCGGTCGGCTCCAGCGCCACCAACGACGCCTACAAGAACCAGATCATCCGCATCACCGGCGGCACTGGCAGCGGCACCGTCGCGCTCATCACCGGCTACGTGGGCTCCACCCGCGTCGCCTCCCTCCGCGCCCTCGCCGGCAACGTCACCCCTGACAACACCAGCGTCTACAGCATCGGTCTCCAGACCATCTACACCCCCGTCAGCAGCGCTTTCAGCTCGGTAACCCTCTACTACAACATCGACGGGGTTCTCCACAAGCTCACCGGCGCCCGTGGCACGTTCTCGCTGAACACCACTGTCGGCCAGATCCCGACCCTCGATTTCAGCATGACGGGCCTGTACAACGCCCCAACCGACACCGCTGCACCTTCCGTAACCTACGCCGACCAAGCCACCCCGCTCGTCTTCAAGGCAGGCAACAGTGGGGGCTTCAACCTCCTCGCCTACTCCGGCTGCCTCCAGTCGGTTGCCATGGACATCGGCAACAGCATCATCTACCGCGAACTCGTCGGCTGCACCAAGGAAGTGCTGCTCACCGACCGTTCGGTGTCCGGCACCGCAACGATCGAAGCACCCACCATCGCACAGAAGGACTACTTCACCACCTCTCTCACCGACAACGCTCTGGGCGATCTTTCCTTCATCCATGGAACGACCGCTGGTAACATCATCTCGCTGGTTTCCAACCGCGTGGACATCGGAGCGCCCAGCTACTCCGACCAGGACGGCATCCACATGCTCGCCCTGCCCTACACCGCTGTCCCCTCCACCACCGGCAACGACGAGATCCGCCTGATCTACGCCTGAGCACATCAGCAGCAAAGATCACATTCCCATAGCTCGGCCGTAAGCCAGATGCCTCTGCTAAGTAATCGCCGGCTGCTCCTCGCCGTAAGTGAAGCCACTTACGGTCAGGATCCGGTGCCAGGGGCATCCGCAGCCATCCTCGTCCGCGATCTAAGTATCACGCCCATACAGAGCGAATCCGTAAACAGGGACGTGGTACGTCCCTACTTGGGCTCTACTGAGCAGTTGTTGGCCAACACCCATGTTCAATGTGCGTTCAGCGTCGATCTAACCGGCTCTGGTACGTCCTCCGTAGCTCCCCGCTTCAGTCCCATACTTATAGCCTGCGGATTCACAGAAACTTACAACTCCTCTGCCACCACAGGCACAGCCACCACAGGCGGCGTTAACACAATTACGCTCGCAGCTTCAGCAAGCTCCACCGATAACGCCTATACCAATCTGTTTATCCGCATCACAGCAGGAACTGGCAACGGTAACCTTGGCATTATAACGTCCTATGTAGGCTCCACCAAAATCGCCACCGTGTGTTACTTAAGCGGTAACGTCACGACCGACAATACGAGCGCCTACGCTATCGGACAGCAGTACACTTATACCCCCGTAAGTAGCGGCTTTGGCTCAGCCACCATCTACTACAACGTAGACGGCGTACTACACAGACTTACAGGATGTCGTGGGACATTCACCCTAAGCGCAACTGTAGCCGAAATTCCATCTCTAAATTTCACACTTACGGGTATCTACAATCCGCCTACTGATACAGCGCTGTCTTCCGTGACATACGGGGCACAAGCAACCCCTTTGGTATTCACACACGGGAATAGCGGCGCTTTCTCTCTGCTCAACTACGCGGCTTGTGTTCAAGAAGTATCTATTGATGTAGGCAACAACATAGTCTATCGTGAACTTATCGGCTGCAATAAAGAAGTGCGGATCGTAGACCGTATCGTTTCAGGTACAGCCACGATCGAGGCACCCACAATCGCAACAAAAGACTACTTTACCGCTGCACTAAGCGACGGCACCCTAAGTAAGCTACAGTTTATTCACGGTAATACTGTTGGCAATATCGTAGGGTTCGCTGCGTCTGGTATTGACATAGACAGTACGTCTTATGGGGAGACAGATAATATCGTGATGCTGAGCATACCATTTACCTGCATTCCTAGCGCAGCCGCTCCGGCTGAAACAGAGTCTCTGTTGCTTGAAGAGTCCATGTTTAACGACCTTTACATCTTGGGCTACGGCGAGGTCGCATCCGGCTCTGGCGCGGGGGCAGAGTGCTGCCTGACCTTCGCCTAACCCTTACGCCGCTTACGCGAAAAGCACCTACACTAAGCCGGTACATCCAGTAACTCATCCGAACAGCTTATGGCGTTCGTTCGCAAGAAGGTCAAAACCTTCAAGTGGCCTGTAACCATCGAAGAACCTGCTGACGGCGGCACGTTCGACTCCAGCACCTTCGACATCACCTTCAAGCGCCTGGGCCGTAAGGAGTTCGGCAAACTCAGCGAGAAGGGCGATCTGCCCCTGCTCAAAGCCGTAGTGCTCGGCTGGAACGGCATCAGCGACGAAGACGGCACCGACCTCCCCTTCTCCATCGAGGCCCTCACCGACTTCGCCGACGACCCCTACTGGGTGCGCGGTGTCCTGAAGGCTTACACCGAGACCTTCGACGGCGCTAAGTCGGGAAACTGAAGGGTGCGGCGGAGTTCTGGGTAGGCGGTAAGCAGGAAGAGGACAAGACCGAAGACGATGCCAAAGTCTTCGGTTTAGTCTTACCCGAAGACGCGAAACCCAAACCCGCCGCCCCTTACGAGGTCTGGGACGAAAACTGGGACATCGTAATGATGTTCCTAAGAATGCAGACGCAATGGAACACCACCACGGCGGGCTACCTCGGCTTGAAATACGAGGTGCTGCTGATGCCTGGCGGCCTGATGGACCTATACTGCGTGGACGACCGCCTCGACATGCTGGAGGGCCTGCAGATCATGGAAACTGCCGCTCTCAGCGCGTTGGCTAAGGGGGAGGATAAGCAGGATGGCTAAGCAGATTGAAGATATTGTTGTACAGCTAGGTATTCAAGGTTTTGAAGAGTTAAATAAACTGCGCAGTTCCTTTAGAGAACTTACAAAAGTAACGAGAGGTACGGATGATCAGCTTAATGCTGCGCGCAAACGGCTGCTTGAGCTAAAGACCGAATTAGGAGACACAGCCCGAGCTAACAAGGGGCTTACCGACGCCTTTACTGCTTTAGTCGGCGAGGCTAGGCGCGGCTCCGACGTATGGCAAAGCCTAAATAAAGACCTGGCGCAGTTGCGCCAAGAGTCACGCCTTACAGACACGCAAATTACAGCCTTGCGTGACATTATTGTCGATGAGTCAAAGGCTCATGCGCAGTCCGCAGTATCTATACGCGAGCACGTAAAATCTCTTCAAGACCTCAGAAATCAAGCTACCTTAAACGGTAAAGTACACCAGCAGCTAGGCGCAGATATTCAGCGACTTACGGCTACCTTAGAGCAGGGAGAAATAACAAACAGAAAGCATTACAGTTCCTTGACCGCCATGTTGGCGGTAAAGCCTGACAAGGTACTTAAGCAATGGGAAGACTACAATCGCATCCTTAAAGAAGGTACTGCATCCGCCGACAAGCTGGCTACGGCACAACGTCGCCTCAATCAGCTTTCTGGCGCCCCGCGCATCCTGGAGCGCCGCCGCGTAAGCGAATCCGCAGCGATAACACAAGACCCTGAGTACCTGCGCCGCTTTGGTTTTGAAGGTGCCTCCCTGCCCGAATTACCGAATACAAACGCTGCCTACGCACAACAAATAAAGGAACTGCAGCAAGACCTCGCTAACTTAGACCGCAACAGTATTGAATACCTGCAAACGCTTATGCAACTGACGGGCGTGCAGCGGCAGTCTACTGAGGTGGCACGCGGCTACGCTCAAGCGCTGCTAATGGGCGTACAAACCAAAACCGTAGCAAACAGTACACGCAATTTACAGGAAGTAGTAACAGCGTTGCGTGCAGAAATGCAGCAACTTGATACCACAACCTCCGAAGGCAGTGCTGCCTACGCACAAAACGCTAATCAGGTTCGTGTTTTAGAAAAGCAGCTTAACGATCTTGCTGGCGCATATCGTAATGTAAGCACTATGGCGACGCAGGCTGCCACAGCCGAGCAGAACGCCGCTAATGCGCGCATCCGCGATAACTACTTCAATCGAGGGATGGTACGCCAGCAGGAGGCTGCGCTCACCGAACTCGGCCAACGTGTACGCGCTGGCGTAAGCGGTACACCTCTTCTACTTCCTGCCGCCGGACAGACATCGGCCCCTGGCACCGGGTTGAACGTAAGCGGAGGTGCGCGTATTGGTAGGCGTGCAAGCGTCACGTACCAAACCCCTGGAGCTGAGGGGATAGTTCCTGCCTACGGCGTACAGCCCGGAGGCGGTGTCGAGCGCTTCTTCGGCAGAGGCGAACTTGGGGGTGCTAATGCCCCTGGTCGTGGGGTGACTCCGATCGGTCCTGTGATGACCCCAGATCAGGAGGACAAAAACAGAACGCGAGTCATAACTGAAGCCGCGCAAGCATACGACACCTTAGGTAAGTCAGTGGAGCGTTCTCGGCGCCCCTTGCGCGATATTTACGTCGATATTGATAAGACTACAAAAGCAAGTAACGGCAGCGTAAATAGTCTGGAAGCGCAGATAGGCGTGTGGACTGAACTACGCAATGCCGTTGGCCGTACCGCGCCAGCATTCGACACGGCAACTAAGAAACTGGAGCAGCTCACGGCACGACGCGAGCGCCTTACCGGGGGTCGCCGCCTAAGTGGGATGCAGCTCGCTCAGGGCGTTGGCGCGGCGCTTAGTGGTGGCATTTTTGGCGGCCCCGAGGGCCTGATCGGCGGTCTCGGCGGCTTAGCCCTGGGCGGCGTGGGCGGCGCTTTCGCTGGTGCGGCCGTTGGTGCGCAAGTCGCGGGCCTTAGGCAGGCCGGAGCAGCAGCTGCTACTTACGCTGCCGAAGTTCGTAGATTACAGCTAGCGCTGCAAGGTATTGTAACGTCATTTGATGACTATAAGGCCGCTTTAGCCGCTGTAGCCTCCACATCCAGCACATTTAATGTGCCCATACGCGAAGCTACGCAGCAGTTTACTAAACTTAGCGCTGCGGTTCTAGGCTCCGGTGGCTCTATTAAAGATGCCGAAAACACATTTAAGGGCCTTACCGCATCTGTACTTGCTACTGGCGGCAGCGTCGAAGACATCAACGGTGCGCTTGTTGCGGCGGCTCAGGTATTCAGCAAAGGTAAGGTTACGGCGGAAGAACTACGTGGCCAGATCGGTGAACGTTTGGCGGGCGCTTTTGCGTTATTCGCTGAGTCAAGCGGCAGAAGCTCTAAGGGTCTTGATGCCGCTCTTAAGTCTGGTGAAGTCACGATTGCAGATTTTGTTAAATTTACGGAGTTTAGTCTTGCTAAGTACGGGCGCACAGCTCAGATCATTGCAGCATCTCCTGAACAGGCCGGTGCTCGCCTAGATAACGCGCTGAAGGCACTGCAGCAAAGCGTTGGTGATAGTCTTGGACCCGCCGGTGCAGCCTTCCAAGATTTTGCTGCGCGCTCTATTAGGGGACTGGATAAGCTAATAGAAAAACTTATCGAATTAAAGGCTATACAACCTGGCGCCGGATACTACCAGCAGCAGGTATTAGAAGGCTCGTTAAGTATTCCCCAGCTAGAGGACAGGCTGCTGCGTGCAGGACAACGAGAAACAGCGCTTCGCCAAGGAGCTGCATCGGCAGGACTCGGCTTTATTGCTGACCTACGTCCCGATATAAGCGCCGCTACAAAAGAGGCTCGCATCCTAGAAGAGGCTTTAATAAAAGTACGTCTCATTGAGAAGGAGACAAACAAAGAACGTAAACAGCGCCAAACTGAAGAAGACACTGCCGATAGAGAAAAACTCGGCGCATCTTATCTGCGAGCCATTGAACAGCGCGAGGAGGCGCTCTTACAAGCACGCCTTCAGCGCGAGGAGCAAATTGCCGACATACGCAAGCAGTCGCTGGAGCAGGCCCGCCAGCTGGAGCGCCAATTCGCCGATGAGCGGCGTGCCCTGGAACGTGAGATAGCTCAAAGCAAGCGGGGTACGGCGGACATTGAGGAGGACATCGCTAGGCAGCAACGCCTCTTGGCCGGCGAAGACCCCCGCCTGATTGAAGCCGAGCAGCGCATCGCTGATGTCTACCGCGAAGCCCGCGAACGTGACATCAAAATAAAAGAAGACTACACCGACCGCGAGTTTAACCGCGCACGCACAGTTGCGGACTTCCAGAAAAACACAGCGGACCAGATCAACAAAGCTAACGAGGCATACGCTAAGACGCTTGGTAATATACACCGCACCTACGCACGCGACGTGGGCAAAATTCTGGACGAGGCTAGCGGTAAGACGGCTAGGCGTTTGGACGCAGCAGGCAAGCTAATGGCTCTTTACACACAGAGAGGCGTGTTTAATACCCAGATTGCAGAAGCCTTAGGCGTAGTTGTAGCGGAGCCAGGTAAAGGTGGAGAGTATGCAATGGACGCGAATAGACTTATTGACGCGCTAGGCGGAGAAAAGTCGCCGAGGTTCAAGCAGCAGCAGCGACCTATTCGCGGCATTATGGAGATTGACCAGCAAATTAGAGACGCCCGTAAGCAGTTGCAGTCACGCCGTCAACAACAACAACAACAACAAGTTACTGCAGATAGCTTCTTTACCGCCTATGCGGATCAGCCACAGTTTGAAGACGTTGCAGGTTTGCAGCCCCTGCCCATCACACGGATGCAGCGACAGGCTGCGCGGCCTTTGCGTCGCATGTGGGAGCGCACTGCAGCAGGGGGTACGCGCAACGTAAACAGCACGTTTAACACATCTGTGCTGGAACGTATCCAGCGTATGCAGCAGATCGTAGATAATTGGGATCCCGTAGGTTCGCAATGGAAAGAGATTCAAAATAACCTACGCGAAACTAAGCGTAGTCGTGTGGCTGGGTCTGTACCCGCAGCCGTACTAACACAAGTGGCGCAGCGCATGTGGTCCGAGATGCGGGCCAACGTGCAGAGGGCTGGAGGTCTTTCAACGTCTAGAGGACAGAGCTTAGGTAGCCAGGAGGACTTTAGTGAGTACCTTACAGATAAACAACTGCGTATTCTTCAGCAGGGTTTACGCGCTACATTGGAGCCTGCCTACACATCGCAATTTGGACCAAACAAAAATCCCGGTGCTCTTGACCGCGCCTTGGGTACACTCCGTCCCGCTATCGTTGACTTTAGAAAGGCTATATTTAGCCTGCTTGAACAGGAAGCAGTGCAGGGGCGTGTGTACGCAGAAAAAGCTCTCCAGAAACTCGGTGTATCAGGGATTAAAGCGCAGTACCGCAAGGATAACGATCCTAACACAATACAACAGCGATTTAACCAGCTATTCAAGCAGCCTGACATCGTACCAGGCGTAGGCAAGGATTTTGAAGGCGCTATGCTGCCAGGCGGCTTTAGAACGTCAAAGCTTGCCCGCAACCTAGGAAACGTCGCCTCCGGCCAACTACAAGGTGTACTTGCACGACTAACAAACACACTTATTGCCAGAACCCCTTACCGCGTAGGCGATCCAGTTGGTCCGAACATCCGCCCGATTCCTGTGCAGCCGGCAACGAAGGGCGCTCCAGAATCCAGCGCCGCCGCTAAGGATGCCGCACTATCCCAAGGCGCTAAGCAGCTACAGCTCGATCTACTTAAGATTCGCGTAGATAGCGTAAAACCACTTCAAGAGCAAACACGCCGCCTGCAGGAGCAAAACGACCTATTCAAAGCACAACAAACTTACTTACAGCAAGGCATTACGCCGGCACTTGCAGAACAGTTCGCCCAAGTCGATCAGCTGGGAGCACTGCAGCGGCAAATAGCCGAAAAGGAAAAAACAGCTGCTGTAGATAGAGCCCGTACTGCGGGGGCCAGTGAGCAGCAGATACAGACGCTTATTCAGGGGCACAGTGCGCTAACCACTCAAATCGACTCCAACGTGCAGCGCGTAAAAGACTTGGCTGTCGCCTATGAAGACGCCCAGAAGGCAGCACGCTTCACGCAGGATGAGCGCATCGGCCTCGGCTTACGCGAAGGCGCCGAAGCTTACGTCCAGTCGATCGGCACTATGCGCGAGGCCACGGCCCAGCTCGCTCAGACCGGCATCAAGGGTGTCGAAGACGCCATCTTCAGCCTCGTCACCACCGGCACCGCCAACTTCCAGGAGTTCGCCGCCTCGATCCTTAAGGACACCGCTCGCATGATCATTCAGCAGCTAATTTTGCGCAACGTTATGCAGATCATCGGCGCCATAGGCGGCGGTGGTGGCTCCGCTATAAGCCCGCTGTCTAACTTCAACGCGGGAGTTGCGCAGTACGCACCTCTAGCTAATGCCCTAGGCAACGCCTACGCCGCCAACGGCATCGTCCCCTTCGCTATGGGCGGCATCGTCGATAAGCCGACGCTTTTCCCCTTCGCCAATGGCGGTGCCGGCCGCCTCGGGCTTATGGGCGAGGCTGGCCCGGAAGCCATCATGCCGCTCCGCCGCCTCCCTAGTGGGCGCCTTGGTGTTGAGCAGGCAGGCGGTGGGTCGCCTGTGAGCGTTACCGTCAACGTCGATGCGAGCGGATCTTCGGTGCAAGGCAACGCCGGCCAAGGCGAGCAGCTCGGCCGCGTAATTTCCCAAGCCGTCCAAGCGGAGCTGGTACGCCAACAACGCCCAGGTGGCCTGCTAAGCCGCTAAGCCGCAAAGGTAGTACGCTGTACCCATGCCAACATTCTCCTACGTCAGCTCCTACGAGCCTACCGAGGTAAGTAAGCCTCGTGTGCGTAAGTTTGCAGCAGGCGATGGTTACGAGCAACGCATAAGATTTGGCTTACACACCAACCCTAAAGAGTGGCAGCTTGTCTTCTCCAACCGCACTGACGCAGAACGCGAACTTATTGTCGCATTTTTAGATGCACGTGGCGGTGTGGAGAGCTTCGACTGGACACCACCGCGAGGCTCTGCCGGTAAGTATGTGTGTGAGGATTGGCAGGTAACGCTTAGTAATTGTAATAATAATCAAATACGTGCCACGTTTCGAGAGGTCTATGAGCCGTGATTAACTACGGAGCAACAGACTATTCACCTTTTCATGACATATACATATTAGACTACAGCTCAGAAGATTACACACCAGAGGATTACGAAAGCGACTTACAAGGAATAGCACCTAGCGCTATTATCGAGCTATTTGAGCTGCAGATAAACCTGCTACAGCATGGCGCCGATGATACCTTCCGCTTTCACGCCGGCACCAACCTAAACAACAACGGCAATGTGGTATGGGCCGGTAACAGCTATCTACAATTCCCCATCGAGGCTGATGGCTTCACTTATGAGGGCAAAGGCACGCTGCCGCGGCCTAATATACGCTGCAGCAACGTAATGGGCACAATCACCGCGCTGCTGCTGAGCCTACCTGACGGTCTCTCGGGCGCCAAGGTAACGCGCATCCGTACGCTGGCCCGCTACCTCGACGCGGTGAACTTCCCCGGCAGCGTGAACCCCTACGGCACGCCGGACCCAACCGCGGAGTTCCCACGCGAGATCTACTACGTGGACCGCAAATCCGTCGAGACGCGCGACGTAGTGGAATTTGAACTAGCGGCAGCATTTGACCTGGCAGGTGTTCGCGCACCTAAGCGCCAGTGCATCAGCAACATCTGCCAGTGGAAGTACCGCTCAGCCGAGTGCGGCTACGTGGGCACCAGCTACTTCAACGAGAACGATCAACCCGTAGCCACCCTTGCGGCTGACGTATGCGGCAAGCGGCTAAGCAGCTGCAAGGCAAGATTTGGCGCCACTGCCGAACTGCCGTACGGATCCTATCCCGGTGTGGGTACGTTGTTCGCATGACCGACTGGCGCACCGCTGCACTCGATCACGCCCAGGCCGAGGATCCCCGCGAGGCTTGCGGCCTGCTGGTGGTGGTCAAGGGCCGCGAGCGCTACTGGCCCTGCCACAACCTGGCGGTCGGCGTCGAGCAGTTCATCCTCGACCCGATCGACTACGCCGCGGCCGAGGATGCCGGCGAAATCATGGCGGTGGTTCACAGCCACCCGCGCACTGCACCGCAGCCCAGCCAAGCCGATCTGGTGGCGATCGAGCGCACCGGCCTCGCCTGGTGGATTGTCAATCCGAAAACCGAGGCATGGAGTCCCGAGCTGCGTCCCACCGGTTACAAGGCGCCCCTGATCGGCCGCGAATGGGTGTGGGGGCTCACCGACTGCTGGACGCTGGCGCGGGACTGGTACGCCGAGCACAACCTGCGGCTGCCGGATTGGGAGCGCCCACTGACGCCAGAGCAGTTTGAGGCCGAGCCGCTGTTCGACCGGTCCTGGCGCGATGCCGGGTTCCGCGAGCTTGATGAAGACGATGAGCTGCAACCGGGCGATGCGGTGCTGATGAGCATCAGCGGGCCAGGTCTTAACCATGTCGGCGTCTACATCGGCGACCAGCTGGTGCTCCATCACATCCGCGGCCGGCTCAGCAGCCGTGACCTTTACGGCGGCTGGCTGATGAAATGCACCGGGCGTAGGCTGCGCCATTACGATGCAGGGAGGCTAGGGCTGGCGTGATGTTGCGCACGATCCGCATCTACGGGCGCCTGGCCAAATTCCTGAAGCGCAGGAAGTTTGAGGCCGAGGTGAGCAGCGCGGCTGAGGCCGTGCGTTTCCTCTTGGCCAACTTCCCGCAGCTGGAGCAGCACATGGCCGACCAGCATTACCGGGTGAGCGTCGGCAGCTACGACTTGACTGAACAAGAGCTGGGCGATCCGAGCGGCGAGCAGGAGATTAAGATCGTTCCCGTCGTAACCGGCGCTGGCACGGTGGGGCGAATCATTGCGGGCGTTGCTCTCGTGGCGTTATCGCTGCTATTTGCCCCCGGCGCAGCATTGGCTGGCGGCTTGTTCACGCTCGGCCCCACTGCTGTCTCGATTGGCGTCGGAATTGGCGTGAGCCTGGTGCTCGGCGGCGTCGCGCAGCTGCTCACGCCTGTGCCGCGAACAGTGGGACCAGGCTCCACCAGCGACACGGTGAAGGATCCCCGCAAGAGCTACAGCTTCTCGGGCATCCAGAACACCAGCCGCCAGGGCCTGCCGGTGCCGATCGTCTACGGCGAGACCCTGGTGGGCTCGGTGGTGATCTCGGCCGGCATTGACACCGTGCAGGTGGCCGGATGAGCAGGATCGCCGGTGCTGGTGGTGGCGGATGCTTTCTCGGGCACACGCTGATTCGCACGCCTGACGGGCAGCGTCCTATCGAAGCGCTGCAGCCTGGCGACCTTGTGGTCAGCTTCGATGACCGTGGCGAGCTGCACCACGCCAAGATCCTCATGGTTCACATCCACGAAGGCGAGCGGGTCAACCGCTATCGCCTCTGGGGCGGTGCCGTCTTGGATGCCACGGCCAACCACTGGGTACTGAACCAGTTCAACGCCTTCGTGGAGATCGACACGCTCGGCCCCGACGATTGCCTGGTGGATGAGAACGGCCACCTGCGTCCGATCGTGGACCGCTCTGAGTTCTGCGTCGGCACCGTCTACAACCTGACCGTCGAGGGGCATCACACCTTCATCGCCGGTGGGATCCGCGTTCACAACGCCGGCCTCGGCCTCGGTATTGCCGGCGCAGGCGGTGGCGGCGGCGGCAAAGGCGGCGGCGGCGGCGAAACCTACACGCCTACCGAAGCTGGCGACAGCCTCAACTCGACCCAATACGCCAATCTGGTGGATCTCATCAGCGAAGGCGAGATCGAGGGCCTGAAAGACGGCTTCAAGTCGGTCTTCATCGACAACACGCCGCTGCAGAACCCGGATGGCAGCTTCAACTTCCAGAACCTCGCCGTCTACACGCGCAACGGCACGCAGAACCAGAGCTACGTGCCGATCGCTGCCGACGTTGAGAACGAGGTTGGCGTCAACGTCACGGTGCAGCAGGCCACGCCTGTGGTGCGCAGCATCACCGACACCACAGTGAACGCCGCGCGTGTGACGATCACCGTACCAGCGCTTCAGCTGTTCACTGACAAGGGCGACATCGAGGGCACTGATGTGCGCTTGCAGATAGCCGTGCAGTACAACGGCGGCGGCTACGGCACCGTGATCGACGACACGATCGCTGGCCGCACGGGTGATCAGTATCAGCGCGACTACTTGGTGAACCTGTCCGGCGCCTTCCCAGTGAACATCCAGGTGACGCGGATCACGGCGGATAGCAACAGTGCAAAGCTGATCAATGCCTTCAGCTGGTCAAGCTTCACCGAGATCACCTACGCGAAGCTGCGCTACCCCAACAGCGCATTGGTGGCGGTGCGGGTGGATGCCGAGCAGTTCAGCTCGATCCCCAGCCGCTCCTATCTGATCCGCGGCATCAAAGTTCGGATCCCGAATAACGCCACGGTGGACGCGGTTACCGGCCGGTTGATTTACGCCGGCATCTGGGGTGGCACGTTTGGTGCCGCGCAGTGGTGCTCCGACCCCGCCTGGATCCTCTGGGATCTGCTCACCTCCACCCGCTACGGCTTTGGCGATCACATCCAAGCCGCGCAGCTGGACAAGTGGGCGTTTTACGCCGCGAGCCAGTACGCCTCCGAGCTGGTGCCCGACGGTTTTGGCGGAACCGAACCGCGCTTCTCCTGCAACGTCAACATCCAGACCGCCGAGGAGGCTTACAAACTCATCAACGATCTGTGTTCCACCTTCCGGGCGATGCCCTACTGGAGCGCAGGCGCACTCACCATCAGCCAAGACAAGCCCAGCGACGCTGCGTATCTCTTTACATTGGCCAATGTATTGGAGGATGGCTTTAGCTACCAAGGCGGCAGCCTTAAGACACGCCCGACGGTAGCAGTGGTCAGCTACCTCGACCTGAGCCTACGCGACATTGCTTACGAGGTTGTCGAGGACCAAGCAGCCATAACTAAGTACGGTGTAATCACAACAGAAATTAGTGCGTTTGCTTGCACCAGTCGAGGTCAAGCTGCGCGTATAGGGGAATGGCTGCTCTATTCCGAGCAGTACGAAAGTGAGATAATTAGTTTTACTGCCTCTATCGACGCGGGCGTGGTGGTACGCCCCGGTCAAATTATCGAGGTAGCCGATCCGGTACGCACCGGTACGCGACGTGGTGGAAGGATTGTCTCCGCTACCACAGCAGCAATAACCGTAGATGACGCCGCTAGCCTGGCGATGGGCTCTAACACCACTCTCTCAGTCATCCTCCCCACCGGTACTGTTGAAAGTCGCGCTGTAACGACCATTACAGGCAACGTAATTAGCTTAGCCACTCCGCTTAGTGTAGCACCAAACGCTAATAGTGTATGGATTTTCCAGACCAGCACCATCCAAACTTCGACGTGGCGAGTTCTGTCAGTGCAAGAGCAGGATGGTGCGCAGTACGCCATCAGTGCCTTGGCCTACAACGCCAGTAAGTATGCGTATATCGAACGCGGTCAAGCGCTCCAGGTGCGAGATATTACTGATCTGAACATTATTCCTGAAGCGCCAACTAACCTGCAAGCTACCGAGACTCTTTATGAGCTAAACGGTAGAGCACTGTCTAAGCTAATCATTAGCTGGCAGCCAATCAACGGTGTAAATCAGTACCGCATTCGTTGGAGACCTAAGAACGGTAACTGGACGAGCACTACACAAGCACGTTTTGATTACGAAATTTTAGACACTGCTGCGGGTACTTATGAAGTACAAGTTTATAGCCTAAACGCAGGACTAAGACAATCAGTCGAACCGGCCCAGCTTACCGTACAGGCATATGGCAAAACCGCCCCACCTGCAAGTGTTAGCGGCGTAAGCCTAATACCTATAGACGAAGCAAGCGCAATTTTAAGCTGGGATCGTGCACCCGATCTGGATGTTTTGCTTGGCGGCAAAGTCCTTATTCGCCATAACGTGCTTATGGTCGGCGCTGTATGGGAAAACAGTCAAGAAATTGTTGCCGCTGCGGCTGGTAGTCAGACACAAAAACAAGTACCACTGCTGGAAGGCACCTACCTACTCAAGTTTGAGGACGACAGCGGTAATCGCTCGGTGTCAGCATATGCGGTGGTGATTGATCAACCGACACCACAGCCACGGTTGCAAGTACAAAGCTACCGCGAGGATCAGGAAACCCCTCCATTTTCCGGCAACTACACCGATATGTTCTACAGCGACGATCTCGATGGTTTGGTGCTGAGCAGTGGCGTGCTTGTGGACACCTTGGCCACCGACGGAAATTGGGATGCACTCGGCAGCCTCGACAGCATCGGCGGCGTGCTGAGCACCGGTGAGTATGAGTTTGGTAGCACGCTAGATATTGGCGGGGTATTCGATATGAACCTCACCCGCCACTTCGTCACGCGCCCATATCTGCCGGCCTCCCTGTGGGACGACAAATCGGGAGAGATCGACACTTGGCCCGAGATTGACGAGAACAACCTGGACGGTGTGAACGCTCTGCTCTACGTCCGCACAACTGAAGACGACCCCGGCGGCACCCCGACATGGGGTTCTTGGCGGGAATTCAGCAATGCGATCACTCGTGGCCGCGGGTTCCAGTTCAAGACTATCGCTACCAGCACCGATCCTGCCCAGAACATTGTCATTGATGAGCTTGGTTGCCAACTAGAAATGCAGCAGCGCGTCGAGCAATCCGCCGCTCTCACAAGCGGTGCCGCCACGTATGCAGTAGTCTTTACCAATCGGTTCTACCAACCCCCCAGCGTTGGTATCACAGGCTACAACATGGCTACCGGCGACTACTTCACGATCGCATCCGTGACACGGGCAGGATTCGACGTAACATTCAGGAACAGTAGCAACGCTGCCGTGAGCCGCCAGTTCACCTACACCGCCATCGGCTACGGCCGGGAGATCTGACGTATGGCCCAAGGGGATCTCAACGTCGCTAACCAATCAGGTGCCGCGTTTCGCGCGGACCTGAACAACCAGCTGGCAGCTCTTGGAACTCTGCAAAGCGGTGCCAGTGCGCCCAGCACTACCTTCGCTTACATGCTGTGGGCGGATGCGACCGCCGGCTTGCTGAAGATCCGCAATGCTGCCAACAGCGGCTGGATCACGGTTGGCACGCTAGCTGACGCGAATCTCGGGCTGCTGCCCACTACAGGCGGTGTGCTTACTGGAAATCTAACGCTTAACGCTCAAAACGACCTACGCCTGGCCGATGCCGATAGCAGCAACTGGGTAGCGCTTCAGGCACCAGCAACAGTTGCATCGAACCTAACGCTTACAGTCCCAGCCGCTGACGGCACAGCAGACCAAGCGCTAGTCACTGACGGATCTGGTGCGCTCAGCTTCGCCAGCCGCAGCCGACTGGTGCGAGGCACTGCTGTCGCCACAACCAGCGGTACTTCCATCGACTTCACCAGTATTCCCAGCTGGGTTAAGCGCATTACAGTAATTTTTACGTCAGTTAGCACCGCAGGTACTAGCCCAGTTCAGGTGCAACTTGGCGACTCAGGAGGAGTTGAAACCACCGGCTACACCGGAACTGCAGTAGCTATTGTTTCGACCAATTCCCTAAATATCGCCTCTTACACATCTGGGGCAGTGTTGATTGGGCAACTTACCACAACCGTACGATCTGGAAGCATGGTAATTACTAACATCAATGGTAATGAATGGCAATTTAGTTCAATTAACGCAAATGATGACGTTGGCTATTTAGGCTGGACTAGCGTAATAAAAACGCTTTCCGCAACGCTCGACCGCGTTCGCCTTACCACCGTCAATGGCACCGATACCTTTGACGCCGGCACCGCCAACATCATCTACGAGGGCTGATCATGGAACGCATCGAAGTCAACGTCCAAACCGGCGAGCAGCGCACAATCGCCCTCACCGAAGCGGAGATCGCTGAAATCCAGGCACGCCCGCAGCCTGAGCCACCAACACCGCCTACCCCCGCCGATAAGCTTGCCGCTGCTGGCTTGACCGTAGCTGAGTTGCGCGAACTGCTTGGCCTCGACTGATGGCCCTACGCAGCAAAACCGGCACCGCCTACCGCCGCTACCGTTAAAACCTAACGGGGCTATGCTGAAATGCAGCAGCCTGGATACGCCCTCTCGTCCCACGTCGAGACTAAGCAGGCTATAGCCCGAGACCAATCCTTCGCTACGCATCCCTGTGGCTGCTCCCAACATCAAGTCTCCTTCGACCGTTACGGCGATTTACGGCAAGACCGTGGGTTATGCCGTCACCACCTCGATGGCTGCAGCGCTGAGCAATGGCGCCAGCAGCGGCAAGGTGCTGAAGATCAACTCGGTGTACTGCGCCAACGTGGACGGCGCAGCAACAGCCGACATCAGCCTGGAGCACTACAACGGCACGACGGGGTTTGCGATCGGCAAGACCATCGCCGTGCCTGCTGATGCCACCCAGGTGCTCGTGACCCGCGAGGCGTACATCTACCTGGAGGAAGGCCACAGCCTCCGCGCACAGGCCAGCGCCACTGGCGACTTGGAGCTGGTCATCTCCTATGAGGACATCAGCTGATGCTTGGCTTTAACGGCGGACTAATGGGCGTCAGGCGGACGCCTACAACCAGCTCGGCATCGGGACTGTGGTCTCAGAATGAGCAGAGCGTGGCACAAAGGGCTGCAATTTGGCCTTTTGCTGCGGCAAACACAGCAAGGTACTTTCGGTTAGCAAATTTTGCCAACACGGCACTTGATAGTGACACTTTAGATTTTGGCGAAATTGAAGTTTACGACGGCGACACTCTGCATACCGGAATTACATGCACAAGCAACATAACATGGGATGCCGGTCAAAATAGCTATCTTGTTGATGGCATTACAAGCACAGCCACCCGTTCGTATGTTCAAAGCTGGAGTAGCATACGGTCAACGGCAACGATCACATTGGATCTCGGCTCAACAAAAACCGTGAGCCACATAAAAATCTTTTGCCTCTACGGTGCAAATAGATTTCCCGCATCTTTTGACCTACAAAGCTCGGCTGACAACACAAGTTACGGCTACCTTGCCACAGTAACAGTTGGAACTTTAACTTCTATAGGTGGTTACGCTTATTCCAGCGCCAAGGTGGCCATTTAGTCATGCTCTACTCCCACCGCCAAGCCACCCCAGCGCCCCTGCCGCACCGGATCCGCTTTGCGGACGGCAGCACCCGTACCGACAACAGCACCTTCACGCCTGATGAGCTGGAGCGCGCCGGATACTCCGGGCCACACCAGCGCCCCGAGTGCAACCCCAAGCTGGAAACAATCGCCTGGGACAGCGAGGCGCTTGAGTACGTCGTGCGCCCTTACAGCTTCGATGAGCTGCAGGCGCAGCACGCCAAGATCCGCCAGCGGCGCATCGAGCTGCTGAAGTCCAGCGACTGGACGCAGATCACCGACTACGACCTCGGTGCCGATCGTGAAGCCTGGGCTGCCTACCGCCAGGCCCTGCGCGACCTGGCCGATGCTGCCAACCCGTTTGACATCACCTGGCCGCAGCCGCCTAGGCTGAACTGAGAGGCCCTCCCCTAAGCGAAGCAACTCATGGCCGTCAAAGCCAAGACCGGCACCGCTCGCGTCGAGCACGTACCAGGCAAGCCCAAGCTCACCCGCCAAGGTCAGGGCCAGCACAGCAAACCCAGCCACGGCCGAAAGCTGCGCCGCGGCCAAGGTAAGCCGTAGCGCTGTGCCGCAGCACTGCCCCAGTGCGGAGCTGCAGCTTATGCAAGCCTTGTCGCTAAGCTGAGCTTATGGCGATCTCCCCTGGCACGTACGACATCACCCTGCAGCGCAGGGCGGACTATAGCGTCACGCTCCAGTTCAAGGACAGCACCAACACGCCCATCGACCTAACGGGCTGGACCGCCGCTGCTCAAGCCTGGAACGAATACCGCACCACAAAATACGCCGACTTCACCGTAAGCTACACCAATAGGCTTACAGGTACTATTGCGCTATCACTTACAGACGATCAGACCGCTACCTTCCCCACCACCGCCTATTACGACGTACTGCTCACAAATCCCAGCGGCCTAAAGGAGTATTATCTAGAAGGTGCTATTTATGTGAGTGAGGGGTACACAGCATGACATCCGTGAGTGTGAGCGGGCTTACGAGCACCGTAAGCGTAACAACGGATGACAACAAAACTGTTGTTGTACCCGTACCCGTAACCACCGTCATTACGGCTACTACGGTAGGGCCGCAAGGCCCTCAAGGAGCGCAGGGCTTACCGGGTGAATCCGGCACCAGCACCGGCAGCCCCACCTTCATCCAAACAACGCAACCCACCAGCGGCGAACTAGGCGGCGCAACGAAGTACGCCTGGTGGGACACATCTGGCGGCGACCTTACACTTTGGATTGAGGACGGCATCTAATGGCACTTCGCAACGCTTTTGGGGCGCTCGCCCTTGACGCCACAGTCACTGCAATCAAGACCTGGCTGGAGGACCGCACTGGCGCGAAGACCACCGCCAACAGCATCTCCGTCAACATCGCCAACGACCAAACCGTGCCGGTTAGCGGCAGCGTGTCAATCAGCGGCACGCCAGCTGTAACCGGCCCCCTCACCGACACTCAACTCCGCGCCGCAGCGGTTCCCGTAAGCGGGCCACTCACAGACGTTCAGCTTCGTGCGACAGCCCTGCCCGTAAGTGGCAGCGTGTCGATCAGCGGCACACCCTCGGTGTCGATCAGCGGCACGGCTGCCGTAAGCGGCCCGCTTACGGACACACAACTCCGCGCCACGGCGGTGCCTGTAAGCGGTACGTTCTGGCAGGCGACACAACCGATCAGCGGAAGTGTTTCGATCAGTGGAACCCCTGCGGTCACTATCAGTGGAACCCCCACGGTCTCCGGCCCGCTGACCGACACTCAGCTGCGAGCCACGGCGGTGCCGGTGAGCGGCACGGTGACGGCCAATGCTGGCACCAACCTCAACACATCGGCGCTGGCACTGGAAACCGGCGGCAACCTGGCCACGCTGACCGGCCGCGTGCCGGCCCAGGGTCAGGCGCTGATGGCGGCCTCGCTGCCGGTGGCGATTGCCTCGAACCAATCAGCGCTGGCGGTGAACAGCACACCGGCTGCGGCACTGCTCACCACCTACAACGTGGCGGGCGTCATCACCATCAACACGGTGCTGGCAACGCTCGACTGCTCGCAGTACCGGAGCGTGTCGATTCAATGCACCTCCATGGGCACCAGCGGCGTGGTAACGCCGGAATGGAGCAATGACAACGCCACCTGGCTTGGTGCCACGATTCTCACGCAGGCTGGCGCCACGGTTACCACGTTCAACGCTGCTGGCTTGTGGGTGGCGCCTGTGCTGGCGCGTTACCTGCGGCTCAGGCTGAGCACCGCCACCACGGCTGGCACCACAACGCTGAGCATCCACCAGTTCGACGACGGCCGTCAGTTCTGGCTGGCTACGCAGCCAGTCTCAGGCACAGTTACCAGCAACATCGGCACCGGCACCGTTGCAGCCGTGACCGCTGCCAACCTGGCGCTGCCGGGCATCATCACGGATGTGGCCTCAGCGGCGTTGACAACAACCACGACCACGGCGGCATTCACACCGACGTTTGGCACCAGCTACAGCGTCAGCATCCCGGTTACCGCAGTCACCGGCACCACACCGACGCTGGATGTGGCCATCGAGGAATCCGACGATTCGGGCACCAACTGGTTCAAGGTCTACGACTTTCCCAGGATCACAGCGGCCGGCATGTACCGCTCACCGCTGATCAGGATTGTTGGCAACCGGGTGCGATACGTGCAGACCGTGGGCGGCACCAGCCCGAGCTTCACCAGGGCGATCAACCGCCTACAGAACAGCAACAGCGCTGAAGCCGTGCGCCAGCTGATTGACCGCTCGATCGTGCTGACCACGCTCAACTCGACGACGCCAAGCCTCGATACCAGAGATGCTGGCAACCGCGCCCAGCTGGTGGTCAACATCGGTGCTGCCACCACCGCCCCTGCGCTTCAGATGGAAGGTTCAGACGACAACGGAGTCAGCTGGTATTCAATCGGCACACCGCTCACCGCTGTGGCCAGCTCCACGGTGCAGCTGACAGTGGTGGACATTAACGCTGCACTGATGCGCGTCAGGGTGAGCACCGCCGGTTCAGGCGTCACCGCTGGCTACGTGATGATCAAGGCACACGACTGATGAGCGCTGGTACGCCTTGCTTCATCGACGTTGGAAGCGGCGCGGGCTAGGCTGCCTATGCGACACCTCCTCTTATGGCCGCCCCTACTCCCGAGCAAGTAACCGGCATCGTGGCTTCCTTGCTGGCCGGCTCCGAAATCCTCAGCCTCCTGCCTGGCGTCAAGGCCAACGGCTGGGTTCAGCTCATCCTCGCCGCGCTGCGCGGCATCGCATCCCGTAAGCGCTAAGACAATGGGCGAGCCATCGCACGGCGAGATCCTCCGCGCCATCGGCGTGCTGGAGGGCCAACTCAAGCAGCTGCTCGACGCCGCCATCGCCGACAAGGGAGAGCGCAGCAGCCTGGGCGTCCGTGTTGGCAAGCTTGAAAACAGAATGGCGCAGGTAATAATCCTCGCCATCGTTGCCGCGATGCTCAGCCCGATCATATGGACCGAAATTAAAGGTGCCTTTACTTACAGGCAGCCTATGCCCCAACACATGCAACGCCCATGACTTCCGGCCCGTTGCGCCTAATTGACCTATTCAAATTTTATCGCGGCCTTCCCCACCAAATGGCCGCCGTAAGTGAGCTGGAAGCAGCAATCAACAAACGCGCTCCCCACCTCCTAAGCCGCGATCAGCCGTGGTTCAAGACCTGGAGCGTCCCAGGCAAGCAGACCGACCTCGCCGATGCGATCCAGCTAATCAAGGAATTTGAAGGCTGCCATCTTAGCGCCTACCCCGATCCGCTAAGCGGCGGCGATCCTTGGACGATCGGTTACGGCACAACGCGCTATGGCGCTGGCGACCCCGTAAAACGCGGCGACAAGATCAACGTAATCGAAGCCGATATGCTTCTCCGCCTAGAGGTGGACCGCATCGCCGAACGCCTCCGCTCCACCATCCCAACCTGGAACGCCTTAGGCGACCCGCAACGCTGCGCACTTGTAAGTTTCGCCTACAACTTAGGCGCCGACTTTTACGGTAAGCCTGGGTTCGACACCATCAGCGCAGCGCTGCGCGACAAGGACTTCGCCGCCGTACCAGCGGCACTGCTGCTCTACCGCAACCCTGGCACGAACGTCGAAGCCGGCCTACTGCGCCGCCGTAAGGCCGAAGGAGCACTGTGGCAAAAAGGAACCCCGCAACTGCAACAGCAGGGCATTTTGTTGCGCGTCCCTTACGAGGCGCAGAACGACAACGCCAGCGGCACCGGCTACCGCGAATGCTTCAGCAGCAGCGCTGCCATGGTAAGTCGGTTCTACGGCAAAATTGCCAACGATAATGCCTATAACAA